TAAGAATTGCATTCTTTTCTTCAGAAACGTAAAAATCTCTTTCTGTATTACCTCCATTCTTAATTAGACAAAATGATGGACAAGAAAAAAACTTTCCATTTCTTATTTCTCCAGAAATTTCTTCATAATATTGGTCTACTAATGGCGCGGGAACCGTATATATCATTCTTTTTTTAGTACTGTTTTTAAGAGCCTCACCTATTATAATAGATGTACATGTTTTACCAGAACCTAGACCATGATAAATTAACATACTGTTAAAATTACTTGGTTCTCCCATCAACTGACCCATAAATTTTTGCTGAGGACCTAAATTAGATTCAGTTGAATTACAGATTTCAGCATTAGTTAAATTAATATAATTATCATTAAATTCAAAAGGCGAATCTTCTTTGAATGCTGTATTAGAAAAATTATCATTTATAAAATTTAACATATCTGTAGGAGTATATTTTTCGACTGAATAAAGATTATCAAAATGTCTTTCCTTACATTCTATTTCATATTTTTGTGAATCAGTATTATTATCATAATAGTATTGTATACAATTCATTTATTATTATGATATAAATATTTTATTATTTAAAATAACCCTTTTATTTTTATTCAGAGTCGACGTCTGTATCTATTATTGGAGTAGCAGATGTAGTAGCAGCAACTGTCTGGAGGTCTCTTTGTTTCTTATTAATATCAGACTGCTTAGCTACTAAAGCTAAATAAGCCTTTTGCATTTTATCCTGGCTCAATTTAAGAGCATCTACAGCTTGCTGAACAGCGTCGTTATCTTTCTTCAAATCCTTAATTTCTTCTTTTACAGAACTCATATCGTTTGATGCATTAGCCTTTAAGTCATTAAAGGCTTTTTCATAATTAGCGTTATTGGCCGCAATGCTTGAATTTAATTTTCCAAAACGATCATCAAACGAACCAGATAGATTGCTTAACTTGTCACCATATGTTTTAAAATTGGCGTCTGTCGCGGCTTTAAAATCATCCATTTTCTTACCATATGCCTTAAAATTCTCAGTAGTTTCAGCCTGGAAAGAAACAAACTTAGTTGTTAGTGTATCTAAAGACTTTTCTACCTGATGTATTTCATCTATAGAATCTAAAACTTCTTTCTGAATCGCCGCGTGGTGACCCTTAGTATACCACATCTTTTCATATTCAGTGGGCTGTCTGTTATTAGGGTATTCAGCATCATCTAATTCTTTAACGCCTAAACCTTGCGCCGCTTTTTTGGTATAAACCGCCATAGTATCGTCTTTGCCATAAGCGTCAAAATTTTCCTTAGTCGACATATATAAGAATAAAATAACGACAGCAACTGCCGCGACTATTAAGCCTAAATATAAAGTTTGCATTTAATAATATTAAAATATTTTATTTTTTAAAAATTCTTTTATTTAGCAAATTCTTTTCCATATTTCATCCAAAGAAAAACAGAAATTGCAAATCCAAATGTAAAACCCACCACACAATTTTCAGGGTTATCAGCCATGAAAAATAATGTTATTTGAGGACCTATAAAATATGTTAGAATAGAGTAAAAAACCATAATAGATACTGTAGTAATATTACTTAAATGAACCATTTTTAATATTATTATAATATTTTATTTAAATGTTTATTCTTTTTCTCAATCGTTAATACTAATTTTAAATTAACGACGTCATTCAAGAATAAATTAAAAAAATTTTTATACTTTAGATTATACCAATTTTTCATCCAAAACTGGTATTTTTCTTTTTGGGTCATCCCATTCTTGATGCAGTTATTATTGTGTTATTTTGTTTATCTTTAACAACCTTTACATTGTTTTTATTGTACATTTTAGTCTTGGCTTCTATTAATGCTCTTTTCTTAAGTTCTAAAGCTTTTTTACGAGCTTCTTTTTGAGCTTCTTCTTTAGCATTTTTCTTAATTTCTTCTTTAAAATCTTTAGATATAGATTTGATCATTGGTTTAAAAGCCTTGATTAATCCTCTGCCAAACTGTTGGGAAGCGGGTGTCGCAGCTACATTCATGCGTGTTATAGGAGGAGGACCTGTGTCAGTCACCGACGGGGCCGGCCCGGCGGCAGAAGGCGGTCTTGAATTGTAATAATCTGGTAGACAATCACTCGTAAATGGATTATAAATATAGCCTCTTATTCCTCTATTCTCGTCAGAACCCATAGCACGACATCTACGGTTTTCTCTTTCTATTGCGCGCGCCCTTTCTAACATCTCTCGTTCTCTTAATTCTGCTGCTGCCTGTTCTGCTTGCAGCTGTTGTTGTATTAGTCTCTCGTTGTATCTAAAAGCTGTTGCCCTTTCAATATTCATCGCTTGATCGTACGCCTCTTTCCTTCGAAGACGAAGACGTTCAGATTGTCTTGGAGTTCCAAATTTATTAATTTTTTCTAGGTCTGATAACAGTCTTTTATAGCTTTTATATTTTCTAATTCCATCTCTAGATATGTAAGTTATTTTAATATTTTTAATTTTTGCTTTTAACTGAAGTTTTGTAAATTCACGCGCTTTTTGTTCTAATTGTTTTCTTGTTAATGGGAGTCTTTTTTCATTAAATTTTTTAGTAACAAGAATTCCTACACTTTTAAGTTTATTTTTTAATTCAATTTCTGACATACTCTTTAAGTTTCGTGATTTTTTACCAAATTGATTCGACAATGCATGAGTTTCAAAAGTCTTTTTCGCTAGATCTAGATCATAATTTAGCAGATTAATCACTGATAGTCCATAAATATAGGCCGAAAAAATTTTTAAATAAACTGGTGCCATTGGAGAAGGTGGTAATGGAAAAAATTTATTAATAATACCTAAAAAATTGTCAAGCCCTCTATCATCCATCCTATCGAAATTTTCATAAATAGTATAAACGAACGACGGTAATATAATTTTACCATTTTGAATTGTAAATTTTTCATCGTAATCGTAATTTTGTCCGTCTGTTGTATATGTCAATTTACTATATAGATCTCCATAAGTTATATTACCTAATTCATCAATTATAATCGATAGATTATCTTTAAATTCCCTCTGTTCTAATAATTTACAATATGGTAATAATTCTTTGTCTTCTTTTAATACATTATCTATTATATCACTCTGTAATTTTTTTAAAGTCTGTTTTTGTATAGTTTTCGAAATTTTGTCTCTATCTTTCTGGTCCGGGGCGCGAACACGACGAGGAGGACTGCCAAATGAATTTGTAGGTATCATAGCTCTAAAATTATCATAAAGCGTCTTTGCTAATATTATATATTTTTTTGGTTTTGGTACTTTATCGTCGTTGATGTAATTTTTTAAGCGTTCTGTTATTTTTTTAGTTGTAAAAGGACTTCTATATGCTGTTATAAGACCTACTACTTCCTCAGGAGTAAAGGGCTTGGGGCTCCACACGGAGGAGGGACCGGCCGGAAATAACTTTCTGTGATATTCATTTAAAGTAGATCCAAAATCTATTATAGCACCCTTTGATAATATTAACGCAGCTCTAGCTTGACTATCAACTAGAAAATTTAATATAGCTGTATACAATAATTTAGCCATGAACTCCCCCGATATATTTTCTCTTGAAAGAGACGTTGTACAAAGTGTATTAATAACATTAGTTATAGTTTTATACATATCTTGTGCTAATTGAGTCCTTTGGGCCGGGCCCGCCAAACCCCCAATTTTTTTCTTTTCAAAGATTTGAGTAAAAGAATCTATTGTTTTTGTAGATACTATATCAGATTTCCAGATTGCCTCTCCCTTTTTATTTAGTTTTATACCAGTTAACTCTTCTATATAATTACAGATCTGATCAATATCTGGCGTAAATGTAATAGTTAACGGATCAAACTTAATAAATTCTCCTTGATTCTTAAACTGATTGCAAACTGCATGAGATTGTCCATATTCTCTTTTAGTGTCTTGGTTTAAGACCAAAGTATTATTTGTAGCAGTCCCTAATAATATAGAACCTGTTAAATAGGGTAAAATATGTTCACATTGTTTCGTATATGGATAACCACTTTCTCCTACTGATAAACCACATAACCAACAGTTATTGCACCAGGTTTTATTAGTCCATAAATCTCTTGAAGAATTTACAGCTCCGTTATTAATTATAGGAAACGTATCTTTTAAATCGTATTTACAACCTGATGTAGTGTTTACTATACCAACATATCGACACTGATCTTGATCTGTAGCCGCGGATATAAATCTTTCCATTCTTTGTTCACATAGAATTTTTAACGAATTAAAAACGTCTTCTTGAGCGGGTCCCGTTGCAGTTATTAATTTTCCAGCTATAGTGTCTTGCCATCGTCCTCCTGATGGAATTTCAACTATAGATCTTAAACATTTTCTCATAAATTCTATAAAAATAGGCTGGCCTTGGCTTTTTGTGTAAACTACACCATACTTTTTTTTAAAAGTTGCGTCTATATTCGCTGATAATAAAGCTCTTAAAAATGGTATTTTAAACATATCACTATCTCTTTGAAAACTTTCAGCCATTTAATAAATAAGCTATATTTTATTTTATTTTAATTTTAAAAATTATTATGTTTCCACTCTAGATAATATCTTACTTGACCTGGCCTATTTAGATCTGTAAATTTAAAAAATACATACGCACTTTCTGTTAAATTTATAAGAAGTTCTTTAAAATAACTTAATTCAGAATTACCATCCATATAATATGGATTTTCTATTAAACATTTAGTATTGAATATTCTTTTTTTATGTTGTAAATTCAAAAGCGCTATATATTTGGGCCCTTGATTAGTAATAATATTGTCAGGGTAAAATCCTAAGTAAAAATATTCTGAAGAAGTGTACATGTTTGCCATACCTTTCATGTTGAGATAGTCCATGTAATAGTGATCATCATACTCAATCCCCGAATTTGCTATATACATTAACCAATTATGAGCCCAATTTTCTACATTTAAATGTGTCAAAAGTTTTAGTTCGCCTCCCGAAGGAGGCACTAAAGAGTGACTTAATGTGCTATTTTCATCTAAGAAAATTCTTGTTCTAGGTTTAACATTATGCACTAGAATTCCAGGTGTTTTAATAAAGCCATTTATAAACGAAGTTCCAATTAAAAAGAAAGTAAATAACATATTTATGTATTTATACATTTTCTTTTTAAATATTTTTCATCAAACCAATTAAACAAAAGTAACAAAAAAGCTTCTGCAAAGGGTATAAGTATTAAAAGTTCAATCATAATTTATAATGTATATTGTATTATTTATTTAAATTGGTTTCTATAATAGCGATAACTTTATTTATTGTAGGAATACATACATTTATAAGTTGACATATTTTTGTTTTACCAGGATATTTTAATTTAAGGTCGTATTTAATGACATAGTAAAGTATTCCGGCTACTGCAGATTTAGGAGTAACTACTTCTAATTCTTCTTTTAATTTATCGTAAATTGTATTACATTTATTGCTTGTATTAAATGGAATTTCGAGTATACTTACATATTTCACAAAAGAATCATTTTCTTTAATATTTTGTCTATTTTGTAAAATTTTAGAATATTCGTTATTAGACATTAATTCACAAAATATTTTTTCTCCTTTCAAAAATCCTTTATTATTACCTTCGATATTTTCTATAAGTTCTTCTCTACTTATAGGTACATTATTGTATAAACACGAATAATATAAGCATGAACCTATTATTCCATTTCTAACAGACGCTCTTGTTAACTTACCAGATTCCATGTAAATATGCCACATTTTTTTAGAAGTATCTAATACGCATGTAGGTAAATTTAAAGATGTTATATAATTTTCAAATTTAGTACTAATTTGCCAAAAAACCTTCTGTTTATGACAAAATGCTTGTTGATAATGTAATCTCATCATGAATTTATTTTTAAGAAATAGAGTTGGTATAGACCCTCCTTTATCATATGGATTATCTGAAACATATAAATCAGCACGTTGATTATCTTTTTGTTTAGTACCATCATCGTTAGAATAATTATTCCATTCACAAGTTATAATATTACATTTATTCATAACTAAACCGCAGTCGGCACATATTGCACCATCTTCACGATCTATTAAGAAATTAACATGATTACATAAGCTCTTTTTTTCGTTTTTAGGTTCGTTATTTGCTTCGTCTAATATAGAATCTAGATCGTTCCACATATCTGTTAAGTCTTCCATTAAGAGCTTATATTCTATATAATTAGAAATTATCTTAATACTATTTTAAAAACGTAATATTTTTGTGTCTAAAATGTAAAATTTATTTTAATATTAAATATTATTATTACAATGAATTATATATATAATGACTCCGGAGCAAAAATTTACCTAGAAAATTATATTTTAATCGTAGAATTAGTCAAAGACACAGAATATAACGAACAAAAATTTGATATATTTTTAGAATATTTTAAGAATACTTGGGTTTATAATAAACAAAATGATATTAAATTATATCTCAAAATACAAGTAATTTCGAACGATGAAAAAGATGTTAGCGTTCCTATATCAGCTTATATTAAATTAGTTAAAATATTAGGAGATTTACATAGTATTTTTCAAACAAATTTACATTCATTATGTATATTTACTAAAGATAAAAAAATACAAGACGTTTATAATCTGGTATTAAAATTTTATGACCCTCCAGATAAAAGACCAATCCTTTTTACAGATTCATTAGATGAAATGACTAAATTTTTTAAAATAAATAAATTAATCCATTAAATTTAAAATAAAATTACGATAAAATATATAATATAAGAAATTATTTAAGTAATAGTACAACATAATATGAAGATTATATCATGGAACGTTAACGGTATTCGTTCTAGAATTTTTAATGATCGTATTAGTTCTAAACTTAAAAAAGAAGAAATATTAACACCTGAAGAAAATAGTCCTATTAAAAAACTACTAGTTGAACAAGAGCCAGATATAATATGTTTCCAAGAAACTAGATGTAGTGTTTCTCTTGGAGAAACAATTAAAATTCCAGGATACACAGGTATATTTAACGAATCTAAATTAGATGGGGCGAGGAGTTGTAATCGTTATTCTGGAACAGCTATATACATAAAAGATAATATAGAATATTACCGCGTAGAAAAAACTATTTCTGGATATGAAGATCTCGAAGGAAGAATCATTATTTTATATATTAAAGATTTAGTACTCGTCAATGTTTATGCTCCAAATTCTGGTACAAATTACGAAAATAAAATTAAATTTATGGTTTGTTTTCTAAATTTTCTAGATAATATAGATAAAAACTGTAATGTAGTATTTTGTGGAGATATGAATATAGCTGTAGATACACATTTTGATAAGACAAAAGTAGAGCCTGGACCAGGATTTTATAAACATGAGTTAGACTTTCATTGTAACTTAGACTCAATTGGTTATAAAGATGTGATAGATAAAGTTGTAGATCATACCATATATACATGGTGGGACCCTAGACAGAAAAAAGAAAATGGAATGTCAATTTCAAGGAATAGAAATAAAGGATGGAGACTAGATTATTTTTTTATAAGAATGAATAATATAGATCTTAAAAAAAATAATTCAAAAGTTTTAAAACATATTGGAGAAAATAATACAGGAATACCTCTTGCTAGTGACCATGCACCAGTATTGTGTAATTACTTACCAAACATCATTTCAGTTGCGGCGGCGGCTACATTTGATTCAGCCGATATAAGTCGGCCTGTTGGTGTAGCAATTAAATAAATTTTATATATAAATAATAATGTAAATATTATAGCCGCTATTAAAGTACCGGTCCATAGAGTTTTATCAAACCCATGCTGGCCACATGATTTTGTTTTACAACAACCATCATTAGCACTTCTAAGTTCATTTAACTGACTGAATAAAATCCATAAAACAGACATAGTTAATACTACCAAAAACCAATTCATTTATATTATATTAATATAAAATATTTTAATTTAATTAAAATAAATGTATTATTATTTTAATTATATTAGATTAAATTTTTTAATAGGAATAGATTATGTGTTAAGAGTTGGGAGAACTGTTTTAACATGTGGACAACGTAAACCATATAAAAGACCACCTCGGTGGTCTCCTAGATTTATGAATACTTCGAAATACTACTATTTTATGAACGGATATTATAATAGTTAAACTTCGTTTAGATCTTTTTTCCAAAAGTCTGATATTGTCATTTTGAATATATCACAATGTTCTTTATCTATTTTTGTATATTTATTATTAAGTTCTGTAATTGTATCTTCGCTGAAAGAATGTATTTTCATATCTGTTAGATATTTGTACGAATTTTCGACTCTATGGTATTTTTTAGATTCTAACTGATTATTGATATTTTCTAGTTTAACTCTAAAAACTTTAATAGTATCATCCATGATTTCCTGAACAAAGTTAATTTTAGATTTTAATATATTACATTGTTCTGATAGTTTTGATAGTTTATTGAGTTTGCGTCTTTTGTAATATTCGCACCTGATATTCCAAAATCTATAAATTATTTCTTCTGGACATTCCATTTTGATTATATTATTCTTTTCATCGAATACAAACATATTTCTCGCAGATAGATGACTTATTAATTTCATTTTTTTCTCAAATTCTTTGTTATCAGTCCATTCTATTATATTTTCTAGAGATATAGAAACTTCAAAATGTACATCTGTTTCAGTTGAAGAATTTTTATAGTTATATATAACATTTTCCGATTCTAGTTTATCTAGAAATACTTTATAATCGTCTGTCCAAGTTCCAATTGGAAGTTCTGTAATTGTTACTAAATTTTTATCTATTTTATAAATTCCATGTGTAGTCCATTTATTTTCATCTACTTCTTTTATTTCTCCTTTAAAATTTTTATACCACGGTTTTATTTTTTCAATGTCACAATCTTCGTCTTCAACAAGATTCAAAAGTCTATTTTTAATATCATCGGGGTTAAAACAAGGTATGTCAGTTGAAAATCCTGTTCCAATTCCGCATGCTCCATTTATAAGAATTAAGGGAAGAGTTGGAACATAATATTTTGGTTCTATAGAATAACCATCGTCATTTAGATATTCTAGTAGTTCATTGTCATCTGGATGAATTATATTTTTAAAGTTTTCTGTCATTTGTGTAAATATGTATCGTGGACTCGAGGCGTCCTTGCCACCTTGTAATCTACTACCAAATTGTCCTAAGTTTTTGATAAGATTTAGATTGTTAGAACCTACAAAATTTTGCGCAAGATTTATAATAGTGTCTTGAAGACTTGCTTCGCCGTGATGATAACTTGTATGTTCTGATATATAACCGGCTAGCTGAGATACTTTGATTTCATTTGTTAGATTTTTCTTAATACAAGAATATATTACTTTTCTCTGAGAAGGTTTAAATCCATCTACTAGATTTGGTATTGAACGAATATTATCTTCTATTGAAAATAACACGAGTTCTTTATTTATCAAGTCTTTAACATTCACCTTTGGGTTTGTATAATCTAATGTTTTTGGATCCGATATATTATCAAGGATCCATTTTTTACGAGAATCTGCTTCTGTTTTAGTAAATGCAAGTGTCATACTTTTTTCATCATCTTTATCTGTAATATTATAAGTAAGAGTTTTCATCTGTTTGAAATATTCTTTTGCTTCTTGTGAAGTACTTGTACCTAGACCCTTGTAATATTTAACTTTCCAACCAGAAATATCATTATCGTTTTTCCAATTATTATAATCGCTGAGATTATAAAAAGGAAGTATCGTATTTCTTTTACTTAGTTTTATAACAGGTGTTACTAAACAACTGATAAAGTCCATTTTAAGAAGTTCCGGCCAATCATTGCTTATAAAGTTAATTAGAAGACTTTTAATATGAAATCCATCTGTGTCTGCGTCTGTCATAATTAATATTTTTCCATATCTTAGATCATTAAGACTTTTATATTTTTTACCAGATTGAAGTCCAATAATTTGTTTAATATTGTTAATTTCCGCATTAGAAGACAATTGAGAATAAGTAGCAGTTCTTGTATTTAGTATTTTTCCTTTCAACGGAAAAGCTCCGTAGTAGTCTCTTCCAACTACTGAAAGACCTGAAATAGCAGTTGTTTTTGCAGAATCTCCTTCTGTTAAAATTATAGTACATTTATTAGACTCTTTAGTACCTGCCTTATTTGCGTCGTCAAGTTTAGCAATATTAACACGCGATGTTTTCTTACCGTCTGTCTTTTGAAGGCTTTTCTTTTCTTTTGCATCTGCAATAATGAGTATATTCTCGATTATTCCAATTTTAGTGATGCTTTTAATGAAATCATCTGTTGCTACAAATTTACTTCCAAATTCTGACACTTTAGTAATGCATTTTTCTTTAGTTTGTGATGAAAAGGAAGGGTTTACTATGAGACAATTGATAAACACAAATATATTGTCTTTTATGTATTGTGGTTTAATAGTAATAGATTTATGTTTTTCTTGAATAAGTTCTGTTAATTTTTTGATAATAGGGTTGATGACATGATCTACGTGTGTCCCTCCGTCAGAGGTATTAATTCCGTTTACAAAAGAGACCGATTGAAAACCATTTTCAGAAGGAGCTATAGCTACACTCCATCTTTCTGTCTCATAAATTACTCTTGGACAAGTTTTTTTATCACCGATGTATAAATTGATGTAATCTGAAAAGTCTTTAACATTCAATTTTTTAGAGTTTAGATGAACTGATACAGATTTTCTTGTTACTGCGGAAATGTCATAAACTCTTTTTTCTAATACTTTCAATGTAAAGTCGCTAATAGAATCAATGCTAAATTTTTCAAGATCTGGAGTAAAAGTAATTCGAGTATATTCTTTGGCACTCTTAGTGATTTTTGGTTTATTAATTTTACTTAAATTATCTTCAATGATTTGTGTATATTTTTTACCATCTTTGCATGTTTCTATCATAAATTTTTTAGAAAATATAGCAGTTAGTTTAGCACCAAGACCATTTAGACCCCCTGTGGTTCTTTCTTTGGTGTCATCGAAATTACTAGATGTTAGTAAATTTGTAAAAATGAGCTCTGGGATGTAAATTTTATATTCCTCATGAAGTTCGATTGGAATACCAGAGTCATTATATACAGATATAACATTGTCTTCGATGTCTACCTTTATTGTTGTAAGTTGAGAGTTTCTTTGAACTTCGTCAGATGCATTTGTTAAAATTTCGTCGAAAATTTTAAATATACCTGGGTTCCATTCCCCGGCTTGATATTCAAACTTACCATCTTTTATTACCCAAGATGAAGAATTACAAGTTTTAATGTCACCGACGTACATACCTGGTCTGGCAAGTACATGTTCTATTTGAGAATATTTTTTGTACTGGTCTGACATAAATAACTACTTTAAAAATTTATTTTCTTTTTAAACTAGTTATTTTTTTGCAAGATTTTCATGTACAATTATACCTGTTTTAGTTGATTAACAATCTCCGCAAGTTGTTCGGCTGTTTTAAAACCTGCGAAACGCGAAGTTTTATTTTTATATTTAATAAAAGTATCAGGGATTGAAAAAATATTATTTTCATCCATAAAATCTTTGAATTCATCGTTATCTATATTTACATCATAAAAAATAAAATTATCGAGTTTATTTATTTCATCTTCTAGATTTTTACATGGTTTACACCATTCTGCACCAAACTTAATAAAAACTACAGTTTCGCCAAAATTAATATTATTAATATTATAATATTCTTTCACGCTTTTAATTTCTGTCTTCATTTAATTATCTATAATATATATTTTTAAATTGTGTTTAAATAATATTTTTTAAATAAATTTAATTATTAAATGTTAGAATTTTATAGAGTGGATGTTATTATTATTATAATAATAGTAACAATATCTTTTCTTGTATATAATACTGTCGACATGATTAATGAAGATATTAAAAAGATAGATAAAATGTACAAATTGTTATTTTCATTTATAATTGGGTTTGTAATAAGTATATTATATTCTTTTTTTACACTTGAAAAAGACGTTTTATTAACCGATAATTATTGGGATTAATTTTAATTATTATTATATTTATATAGTTTTATAATGTCTATTAATCTTTCTAGATTTAATCCAAAATCCATTGAAGAAAGAAGAGTAAATGGTGCTGGACCGGCAACATGTGTTTTTATAGGAAAAAGAGGAACAGGTAAAAGTACATTAGTAGCAGACATATTATACCATATTAGAAAAATCAATGCTGGAGTAGCTATATCAGCAACAGAAGATGGAAATGAATTTTATTCAAACTATATACCAAAAATATTAATACATAACGAATATAAACCAGAAATAATAACTCAAGTAATAAATAGACAGAAAAAAACAATAAAAGAAAAATCATCTACTGATAAAGATGTATTTATACTATTAGATGATTGCATGTATGATAAAAAAATGGTACGAGATACAAATATTCGAGGAATTTTTATGAATGGTAGACATTGGAAAATTAGTTTTATGTTAACTATGCAATACTGTATGGATTTACCACCTGACTTAAGATCTAATATAGATTATATATTTGTATTAAGAGAAAATATAATTCAAAATCAAGAAAAAATTTATAAAAACTTTTTTGGAATATTTCCTCATTTTTCTATATTTCAAGATGTAATGAATTGTTGCACAGAAGGTTATGATTGTTTAGTTTTAGATAATACATCAAAGAGTAACAAGATACAAGATTGTGTATTTTGGTATAGAGCAAAACCAAATAGAAATTTTAAAATAGGCAGCAAAGAACTGTGGGATTATTCAAATAAAAATAGTTCTAAAAACAGACAAGAGCCTGAACTAGATGAAAAAAAATTTAAGAAGAAAAATACACCAACTATTACTGTTAAAAAACTTAAAAGATAAGTATTGGTTGTTCTTCTTTATTTATATATAAATTTTTAAGTGTGTAATATGTTTTTGGTTTTCTTTTCTTAGGAAAAACTGTTCTTTTTTTAAATCTTCTAAAAAAATACATAATATTTAATTTATCATAAATTAGTTCATTGGAAATTTCCA